ATCTCAAGTCTTCTTCCTGCAATTTATTTTGAAAAAGACTCAGAAGAACTGAAGCAGTTGGAAAACACAAAACAGATTGGTGCAGAAGCAAGAGACATGGCTCACGCAGTAAAAATGCTTAATCATGCAAACGAGGGCAATACTCTACTAATTCTTATTTCACAAACTAGAAATAATATTGGAGCAATGTTTGCATCTCATCAGCCAACTGGTGGTCATGCTGTAAAGTTTTATAGCAGCACAATTATTAAATTGTGGTCTAGTGAATCTGAAAATCAAGCCATCAAGGGTAAGATTGCAATTGGTGATAAGCTTATTGAATCTAAGATTGGTCGTACAGTAAATTGGCACATTGACTTTAACAAGACTGGTCCTGCTTTTTCAGGTGGATCTTATGACTTCTACTTTGATGCTGATGTAGTTGGTGTAGATAAGGTTGCTGATCTTGTTGATACAGCAGAGATGATTGGCAAGATTGAAAAGGGTGGAGCTTGGTACACAGTCCTTGGTGAAAGATTGCAGGGTAGGGCTAAGGTAATTGAGTGGCTCAAGGAAGATCCAGAGCGTGTCTCTCAATTAGAAGAGCTGGTAAATGGTTAAGTTTATAGTAGCTAAAGGAAAGTTTCCTTGTCATAGATGCAAGGAGATTGTTCCAGAAGTAAGATTATATAAAGACACCATGGACTTAACCTGGATGTGTTCTAAAAAACATTTATCAAAAGTAAACCTAAACAAGAAGAAGGGGTACTGATGAGTGAAAAAGGCGAAGTAAAAAGAATGGGTGCAACTGCTCATAAAAATTCTGGAAGAGGAATGGTTAAGGGCGATGCATCATGGAATGAGTTTGTTGTTGATATTAAAGAGGCAAGTAAGTCATTCAATTTAAATCAAAGTGTCTGGGCAAAGATTGTAACTGACACTCTTAAAGTAGATAGAAATAAATCACCACTATTACAAATTGTGCTAGGTACTGGAAATTATAAGGTACGTCTTGCTATAATAGAATGGTCTGAATTAGAAAGGCTCGTTGATGGAAACGACAACTCTTGATTTGGTTAACAATGTAAGTGAATTTTTAGACATTGCTGACTATATGCAAGATGAAGAATTAGAGAAGGCTCTAGCATTAGTAGTAAAGCTAATGGTAAATCCAGATGTACCAGCAAGTAAGGCTGCTATGCTTATTACAGAACTACAAGCATACAGTGCAAAGTTTGGTATTCTGGCATCTTATTACACAAATATTAAAAAGGATGATCGGGCTAAGAAAAATATTTACTACTCAATGCGAGAAGCACTGGACCGCCTCGTTGATGCATTGAAGTACAACACAAGGAATTATTATGGCTAAGAATTTTTTACAGCAAGTTATGGTTGCAAAACCAAAAAGCTCGATCAAGATTGATGGACTAGTAGATAAGATTGAAAGTGGATATCTTGTTGGTAGAGAACCTTCTTTTAAAACAAAGAAATCTTTTTCTCCATCAAGTTTAGTTTATGGTGCAGGTGCTTGTGCTCGTTACTGGTATCTAGCATTTGATGGTGCAGTATTTACTGACGATGCAGATGGTAGAGCAGTAGCAAACATGAGCAATGGAACTCTATCTCATGGAAGAATCCAGGAAGCATTTGATAAGGCTGGTATTCTAGCTGATAGTGAGTTTAAGGTCACGAGTAATGATCCACCAATTTTTGGTTTTGGCGATGTTATCTTTAACTGGCTTGGTAAGTCTATCTTGGGTGAAATTAAAACGGTACGAGATGAAGTATTTGCATTTCGTAAGCAAAGTATGCAGCCAGCAGACTATCACATGGCACAACTTATTCTTTACATGAAGTTAATGAATATGAAGAATGGTGCTATTATTTATGAAAACAAAAATACTCATGAACTTCTTGTTATCCCTGTTGATATGAAAGAAGAATATCAGCAATGGGTTGACAATGCGTTTGAATGGATGAAGAGTGTTAGAAAAGCTTGGACAGATAGAACAATTCCTAAAAAGGTATTTAGAGCAAACTCAAAGGTATGTAAGACCTGTCCACTAGTTTCTTCATGTGATGCTGCATCCCCAGGAACCTTAAAGATTGAAAGATTGCAGGACTTTCCAAAGCTATGAAAAAATATTGCCAATTGTGTGACACAGGATTTGAAACAATAAATAAGAGTAAAATCTATTGTTCCCCTGAATGTAGAAAAGTTGCACAAAGACAAAAGATTGATGAAAGATGTCATCAACTTAAAGTTGAGAAAAGAATTGGCAAACCAAGAAAGTGTGCTGGTGGATGTGGAGTTCAACTAAGCATATACAATGACAGGAATTTTTGTGACAGTTGTGAAATGGACACAAAGAAGTACAACAAACTATTAAAAGAAATTTTAGAATTTGGGAAGTCGTCAAGTGGTTAACTGGAGTTCTTTTGGATCACCTAAAAACATAATGAGTATTGATGCCTCAACAAACTCTATAGCTTTTGGCATATATGAGTCTGGACATCTAACTCATTACGGTAAGGTAAATTTTTATGGCAAGGTAATCTATCAAAAAGTTGGAGATGCTTCTAGAAAAGTTAATGCTTTAATGAAAGAATTTAATATTGATGCTATTGTAATTGAATCAGCAATTCATGTTAACTCTCAAAAGAGTGCTATAAGCCTTTCATTAGTGCAGGGAGCAATTCTAGGAGCAGCACAGCAGAATGGTGTAAGAGATGTAGTATCTTGTAGCCCAGTTGCTTGGCAAAGCTGGATTGGAAATAATAGATTAAACAAGCATGAGAAGGAACTAATTAAGAGTAAGAATCCTGGTAGATCAGCATCTTGGTATAAAGATAAAGAACGCAACTTTAGAAAACAAAGAACTATGAACTATGTGAATGATAAATTTAATATAAATATAGAGGACGATGATGTTGCAGATGCAGTTGCACTAGGATGGTATTCTGTAAATAATTGGGTACGTTTAACAGGAGAACCAAGTAATGCTTGACATTTGGAGGAATAATGGCTAAACTATATACAAATGAAACATGGCTTCGTAAAAGATTTCTTATTGATAAGAAGACTCCAGAAGCTATTGCAAAAGAATGTGGATGTTCCACAGAGACTATTTATGTATACCTTGCTAAGTTTGGTATGAAGAAGGGTAGAAAGTAATGGCTGATTATCCAATGCCACCAATAGAAAATAAGAATCAAGAACGCTTTGATAGAATTCTTGAACTATCTAAGAATGCTCCAGCAGGTTACAATATTTTGAGAGCATGTTTAGAAATTACTGAGATGCTGCTTGAAAAGAATGTAGCCTATGGTAATTCTGCCCTTAATCCTATTCGTATCTTTAGTGATGCAGATGACTTTGAGCAACTTAATGTTCGTATTGATGATAAATTAAATAGAATTAAGAATAAAAAGATTTATTCAGGTGACAATGATGAAGATGATCTAATTGGATACCTACTTTTAAAGAAAGCTAAGAAGAATGGCTAAGAAAAAATCAAGTCTTCCTGACCCCTATATTCGTGAAAAGTCAATGTTTATAGGCAAACATGAAGTAGTTGAAGGTGATACAATTAAAGTAACTGGAAAACATGGTCAGACCTTTAGATTTGCTAGTCTTACTACAAATCCTAAGAATGGCAAAACTTGGGTTGATTGCTTTGAACTACAAAGAGGTGTAGCAGGAGCATTCAGAGCATTTTATCCAGAAGATATTAAACCAGTTAGGACTGTGAAAAAGCGTGTCAAGCGAAGAGATCGTGCAACATCTTGATCTTGTAAACAAGGTTGCATCAGAATATTTAAAGGGTAGTGACCCTACAGAGATTTCAAAGACTCTAGAAATACCTAGAGCTAAAGTAATGAGCCTTTTAACAGACTGGCGAGAAATGGCTTCAAGTAATGATGCTATTCATGCTAGAGCAAGAGAAGCACTTGCAGGTGCAGATCAGCATTACTCAGGTCTTATTAAAAAAGCTTATGAAGTTATTGAGTCTGCAGATTTGGCAGACAATCTTAGTGCAAAAAATGCTGCAATTAAATTAATTACTGACATTGAGGCAAAGAGAATTGATATGCTGCATCGTGCTGGTCTTCTTGATAATAAAGAGATTGCTGCTGAGATGGCAGAGATGGAACGTAAGCATGAGATTGTTGTAGGCATCCTTAGAGATGTTACATCTAAGTGCAACCATTGTAAATTAGAAGTTATGAAAAGATTATCTCTTGCTGCAGGGCAAAACGAGGTAGTAGTTTTTGATGAGTAACATTGACCTCTCTTCATTCTTTGAAGTACTAGACGAAGATCCATTTCAAGAACATCCAGTAGATGTTAGAACATTTGTTCGTGATCCTAGATACTTAGGTCAGCCAGAATTATCTGAGATTCAGTATACTCTTGTTGAAACAATGAGTCAGATCTTTAGAGAAGAAGATCTTAAAAGATTCATGGGTGATTCAGAAGGTGCTAATCATTTTAGAAAATACACTAAAAACGAAATTATTCTGCAGTGTGGCAAGGGTAGTGGAAAAGACTTTACCTCAACTGTAGGATGTGCATATCTTGTTTACAAACTTCTTTGCTTAAAGAGCCCAGCAACCTATTTTGGTAAACCTGCTGGTGATGCTATTGATATTATCAACGTTGCTATTAACGCTCAACAAGCTAAGAACGTTTTCTTCAAAGGATTTAAATCAAAGATTGAAAGATCACCTTGGTTCGCTGGTAAATATTATGCAAAGATGGATAGCATTGAGTTTGATGAATCTATTACTGTTTATTCAGGTCACTCAGAACGTGAATCACACGAAGGCTTGAACCTTTTAATGGCGGTACTTGATGAGATTTCTGGTTTCTCTATGGAGTCTAACACAGCAAATGATCAGGGTAAGACTGCTGATAATATCTATAATGCATTCCGTGCATCTGTTGACTCACGTTTCCCTGATTATGGAAAGGTAGTTCTACTTTCATTCCCTCGTTATAAAGGTGACTTTATCTCTAATAGATATGAAAGCGTGATTGCAGAAAAGAATACTTATGCTAGAGAGCATCACTTTTTACTTAATCCAGACTTGCCTAAAGACGACCCAGAAAATAACTTCAGCATTGCTTGGGAAGAAGATGAGATTCTTTCATACAAAATTCCTGGAGTCCTTGCAATTAAAAAGCCAACATGGGAAGTAAATCCAACAAGAAAGATTGAGGACTTTAAGTTACAGTTCTATACAAATCCAGGAGATGCTTTAATGCGTTTTGCCTGTATGCCTGGAGAGGCAGTAGATACCTTCTTTAAGTCAAGAGACAAAGTTGAGAGTATGCTCTCTAAAAGAAATCCATTAGATCAGTTTAGAAGGTTTGAAGAATCATTTAAGCCAGATGATACTAAAGTTTATTACATACATGCTGACCTTGCACAAAAGCATGATAAGTGTGCTGTTGCAATTAGTCACGTTGAAAAGTGGGTAAAGCTTCAAACATTTAATGACTATGAGCAGATTGTTCCTTTCATTGTATGTGATGCAATTGCCTGGTGGGAACCACAAAGAGAAGGACCAGTTGATCTTTCAGAGGTAAAGAATTGGATTATTAATCTAAGAAGAATGGGAATGAATATTGGTCTTGTAACTTTTGACCGTTGGAATTCATTTGACATTCAACGTGATCTTAAAGATGTAGGTATCCGAACAGATACATTGTCTGTTGCAAAGAAGCATTACGAAGATCTCTCAATGCTTGTTTATGAAGAGCGTGTTGTAGCACCACATATTGATGTCCTTAAAGATGAACTGCTTGAACTAAGAATTATGAGAAATGACAGGGTAGACCATCCAAGAAAGAAATCTAAGGATTTAGCTGACGCATTATGTGGATCAGTGTATAATTGTATCTCACACAGTAGAAGAGAAACAACTAGAGAAATTAGCATACATAGCTGGTCTTCTGCTACTAAAGATAGAAAGAATGAAATTCCACAAGAACCAAAAAAGCAAGAAATGACAAAGGAGATCAGAGATTATCTGAGCGAATTTAATCTCTTATAGTCTATGAGTTTAAAAATAAAAATAGTTCGTGATGAATCAAACAATAGATATATTGGAAAGTTGTTTGTAGATAACGAAGAAATCAATAAAGCAAGAGCACCACGTCCAGGATGTGTTGCAAGAGATTTGATTAATTATTTTGCATTGCAATACGGTATGCCAGAAGAAGTTGATTTGGAGATTGAAGAATGGAAATAGAGAACGAAGACTTTGATGACTTTGTTAGTCATTTAATTTCAATAGGTGCGTTAGAGTTAGTTGGTATTGATCCTAATGGAGAACCAAGATATTTAATGACTCAGGTATGTAAAGAAGTATATCCGCAACTATATGAAGATTTTATGTTTGATGTTGGGGCTT